TTGATACTTCACCAGTCAGCAGATCCCCTGCTGTACCAGTCAAGACTGCCGGTGCGCTGAAAGTTCCGATTGAGTATGCAATCGATGATGCTTCCAGCTTGTTTACTAAGTTCAAATAAAAATCTTCGATGTTAATTAGGTTGCCTTGATTATCAAACATAGGTGCTACGACAATGAGTTTGAAATTGACTTTAGGCTTAACCGTTTTGTAGTGATCATTTGAAGGTTCGATGTACGGATCACCCGGCTCAATTACCACGCTGTTAGCAAGCAAGGTGGCAGGTGGGAAGGAAAACACCTGCCACGTTGCATTATCAGCTAGTGCAGCCGCGATTGTTCCCCGTAGGGTTGTTATGGCACTCACCCTACTTGACCGCCCGGTGCTAGATGATCCGCAAGCAAACCGCGCACGCGTGCCATTAGCGTGTTACCCATTCTGTAAGGGCTAGGTGTAAAGTCAGGTGAAATACCGCCGGCGTTTGATGCTTGGCGTGCTTGCCATATATCCACGGCAATCATAAGTGTTGCTTGATTAACTTCCGGTAATGTTTCGTAATCAACGGCTTGTGTGCCATAAACGCGACCCCACGGTGCGATGATGTGATACTCGCGTGTCGTTATTTGTGCGTTTACAAATTCAAGCCAAATTCCATTTGCAGCTGTGATTGTATGAGTGCCATTAAAATGCTGGCGCACGTTCTCTACTGTTATTGTGTCGCCAACAACAAACTGCTCTGCATTTTCGTAAATGTAAATGCGCCCGGTTGTTCCGGTTGCTTCAATCGCGTAAACGCTTTGACTGTTAAACCATAACTTTGATTTGACAATATTTTCAGCGGCTTGACAAACTTCTTCGACAACAGCCGAGCTATACAAAGCGCCAATACCGAGTGCTGTGCGCAATTCGGCTTCGGTGACGTATGTAGCTGCCATGCTGTTTCCTTTCTAGGTTAGACCCGGCGTTTAGGGCAAAAACGCCGGGCTAACGTTTACGATCTATAAGTTAGATCAGGACTTGTTGAACCAGTTTGCTCCTGCGCCAACTTTTGTAGCGAGTGCACCAAAACCATAATACAAAAGGTCGATGGTTCCGTCACTTTGCACGTTGGTGCGAAGCTGAAAGCGTGGTGACTCATACCATGTGTATGACTCTGGATTTATGACAACCATTGAGTAATCGGCTGTGTTATCTCCACCGGCTCCGCTAACAAAGCGTGACACGCGAAGGTCTAAACCTGCAACAGTTCCGCGTACGCTGTCAGGGCTAAGTGCTCCGCCAGCATTTTGCGGTTGCGCTGCAATGTAAATTGGGCGTCCGCCATCATTGTAGGACATGATATTTGCCCATTGCTCAGGAGTTACAACGATATTGCGAGCAAAGCCAAGAGAAGCAGAATAAACCGCTGCGGCAGCGCTTGAAATATACTTTAGCAATCCATCTGCGGTATTTGCTTGTCCAGTTGCGTTGAGTGTTCCATTGTTCGCAACTTCGCCGGTAACGTATGTATCAGTTTCCTTAGCGTAAGCAAATTCCATCTGGCGTACCAGTTCATCAAAGAACGCAGGGCTTGAACGGTCAATGAGTTCAACAGTAGTGATAGCGCGACCCTTAAATGGCTTAACGCTAACAGAAATATAGGATGCAGTTAGTTGAGAATCTGCAATTGCTTGGTTTTCATCAATCTGGTCAACAGTTGGAACCGCGGTGATTTTTGGAATCTCAAAAGTCATACCAGCGTCTGGAAGTGTTCCACGGCTGATTGAATCAATGAATGGGCGGTCTGCGTTGGATAGTGGGTTTACAACTTCAACTAGTTGACGTGTTGGAACCATACCCGGTGCTGTTGTTGTTTCGTTATCTGCTGCCTTTACATAAAGTGCAGCTTCTTCGTCACCAAGAAACTTAGCGCGTAGAGTGTTTTCAAGGTACTTAGCCTTTGTAAACTCTAGGCGTGGCTTGGTGTAAATCGGTGCGCTAACAGTTGGGCGAGCAGCCTCTACCGCAGGGGTTTCGACCACAGGCTCAACGGTTGCGGTGTCTGGAGTATTCTCCACGACTGCCTCGCTTTCGTTTTCGGTTGGTTTTTCTTCTGCGGCTTCTTCTTCGGAAGCTGCAACGCTCAAAACTTCTGCGCTCTTAAACGCAGCAGCTTGAACAAGACTTGTTTCCATCATTTTAGATGCGCGGATGCGATAAACATCTCCATCACGCTTGCCATCAATTACTTCAACGCCCACAGATAAACCGGAGCGCAATTCTTCCGATGCTTCAACAAGAGCATCATTTCCGCGCGTTGTCGCGCTGACCTTGAAGGTTGCGTAAATTCCATCTTCACGCTCTTGAAACGAAACCATACGCCCGATAGGTTTTTTGGCATCATGTTCAAGTAAAAGTTTTGGCTTAGGGCTTGTAGGAATCTCAATAGATCCTTTTTCAAATACTACTTTACCAGCTGACGTGAACCCGACCTCATTCTCAAAAGGCACAATCTTTCCTGAGATGGTGCGCTCGGAGATTGAGCACTCGATTTCACTAGAGAACGTTAGGTGCATCTGCGTTTCCGTTCGGTGATAGGTTTTCCATTTCCATAGCTTGCTCTACGGTAATTAAACCAAGTGCAAGCATCTTTTCAATGACGGCTAGGCGCTCCAAAGCATTTACAGCCAAGAAAGCATCCTCAACGTCAAACTTAACAATATTTCCTCGCGCCGTAATGTCATCCATAGATAAGCGATCTTCGATTGCATGGACGTATGGCGCGAGGCTAAGACTTACAAATTGACGGCGCTCATCTTGCACATTTGCATAAGTCATGCTGTTATTCATGTCTGCGCTTATGTAATATGCCGGCACATTCATCATTCTTGCCACTTGTGTGCTCATGTTTGTTATTGCATCTACAAACATCATGTCGCGCGGTGAAAATGACGTTGGCTGATATTCAAGTGTCGATGTTAAATATGCTGTGCTGCGCTTTTCGCGTGCTGCTTTCCATGCAGCTAATATTGCTTGCACTTCTTCTTGTGATAAATCTGCACCGTTATTTTTTAACACGCCGGTAGGCATCGGAGTTGCAGTTGCTAAACGCGATGCAGTTTCTAAATCAATTGCAGAACGCAAAGTGCGAGCACCGCGTTGCAAAACACCTTCATCTAACCCTTGAAATGTAATTAGTGAACCTAAGCCGGACATTGGCACGGCTTTGCCATCTACATAATATTGCGTGATGTAATTGCTTTGTGGATCGGAATCAAATGAAACGCGACCCGGTGCAACCCATTCAAAGCGTGCAGGTCTGCCATCATCAAAATAAGTTTCGGTAACGCGCCAATAAGCGATTCCATAAAATACGAGTGAATCGACTGTCCATGCTATCGTTACGCAACGTGGTTGATGTGCGGATGGTTGATCTAACCAAATTGGTTTTCCAAGTTTTTCACCAGTAGATTTTTTGTAAAGCTCTAATGGGAAACTGCCGATTGTTCCGGCAAGTAAGTTCCTGCACCTTGCTACGCTTGGCACGGTCATAGCTTCTTCACGACCTACTGCCGTTAGCGTAATTGGTAAATAATAATTAAACGCATCCGTCATTAACTGCGGTGCGGCTTGTGCCTCAATTTTTTGTCCACGCAGACGATCAAAGATACCCATTACCGGCTAGGATACCACACATAACCGACAAAGCGGACATTTAGACCGCAATAATTTGTGGTTTTGTTTGTGGCTTCATCATTTGATGGATACACATCGCCAAACCAATCGCAGCTGTAACATCACCGGCAGATTTGCGCCGGACTATGCGCCAACCTGCATCTGTTTCTTTCGCAGCGCAGTTATTGATGCTATCGACAAGCGATTGTTGCCCATTGTGCATGATGCGCTGATTTACGATGCTATCTAGCAAATCCGAACATGCCTGATAGAACACTTGCCCCGACATGTCGATTGTTTTCTGCCCGGACATGGCTAGGCGTTCTGCAACGCTCATAGATGTGTATTTGTCAAAGCAAATCAATCTTGGCTTGTATTTTTTAGCCCAATCTTGCACCTCAACGGCAACCTTTAGCTCATCCACGGCTGTATCGCTGTGAAACTGCGCTATAACGCCCACGGCAATCTTTCCATCATCCATTTGTTGCGCTGCCACCAAGCTGGCATCCTTTTTGGTCACGGCTATGTCAATTGCAAAGATAGTAGTGCGACCCGGCACGATTTGTAAATCCTGCACGGTTAAATCCTCAAAAGCTCTATATGGGAACGGACTGCGAAGCGCGCTTATCCATTGGCATAACGTTTCGGTGCGAGTAGCTTCTACACTAGAGGTTGCAATTGATTCTGCAATCGTTTCTTCATCTACCAAATAACCTAAAGCTGGATTTGCTTGATACCAGCCATCTTTATCCCATATATCGCAAAAGTCTGGTGCTGAATACTCCCAATAACCAAAGGTCTTAGGCGGATAACTTTGAGCTCTACTGCGTAGATCATTTAATACTGTGCTAAACGCATCCCCGGCATTACTTGTTAGGAATATCTGACTGTTTGGGCGAGCTCGCGTAATTGGTCGCGCAGCAGTCCATGCCGCCTCATCTACTTCGCGCACTTCATCTACGAACAACAGATCCGCGGTCTTACCACGGCTGCCATCTCTTGTTGCCGCGACTATCTCATATCGAGCACCATTTAAGAGCTCTAATGATTCCTGACCATTAGCCACGCGGATCTGCTTTAGCTGTGTCCGTAACAGCGGTGTGTCCTCAACCAGTTCACAGACTTTGCGAAAGGTGTCCAAAGCCATAGCTCTATTTGAGGACATAGCAACAATAGACTTTTCACCGAATAAATACAACCCTGCCAATATGCGAATACGCGCTAGATGAGTTTTTCCGGCTTGCCTCGACACTAACAGCAAATTAGTCTTACGGATAAATTTATTTTCTTTATCTACCTTCAACATGTCGGTCAAAACGTGCTCTTGCCACGGAAGCAATTTTTGGTTTATCGATTGGAGCCACGGCAGCACTTCATCTATGCGAGATTTTCCCTTTAACGGCGCATTACTTAAACGCGGCTTCGTGCTGCCCTTGCGCTTAGCCATTTCAATTAGCCCCCGACTGATCAGGTTTGATGAATGGTGAGTCTGGACTGATTTTCACCGTAGTTTGTCCGTTTTGTCTGGATTTTTCCGCATTGTCCTGAATCGGGGAAATATTGAAGCGAAAGGCAGGGGGGGTAGAACGTTGTGCTAAAAAAAGGCTAACATCCTTATCTTTCTTAGCTATGTTGCATTTACGGCACGCTGCCACGCAGTTATCTAAGCTATCTTCGCCCCCACGCACCTTAGCTACAACGTGATCCACCTCATTAGCTACATCACCGCAGTAGTGACATGTGTAAGCATCACGCCTGAGTACCTGCAATCTGAGCTTCTTGTAATGGCTTGTTGCTCTATACGGTTTTAACGCCATTGAAGCCAAGCGACAATGTAACCACAAACGAAACACACTAAAGGCAGTAGCTCCATCAATGCCATCCTTCTTTCTTTAGCTTAGACAATGCCAAGCACCATGAGTTATTGTAGCGAGCCTCTATGTATTCTTTATGCTTATCGATTTGCTTATACACATCCCACTTATGTGCATGATCACTCATGTGTTGGAATATGCCATAAGCGCCACTACTCTTATTAACAGCATCATAACGCCAAGAGCTCTCACGAAATGCTAACTCATTAGCGCACTCAAACTCATCCCAATCATTTATCTGATTATGTAGATATAGCTTGACATTCATTAAATCGTAAAGTGGCTGTTGTTCTGTTTGTGCTGTTTGTTCTATTGTTACAGTATTAATCTCTTTTGCAGCTGCAACGCTATATGTCGTTGCTAACAGTAAAACGACAATAGCTCGCCCTAATGCTGATCGCCGAAGTGCGCTGCCCCTCAGGCGCGCTAGGCGACTCAGCATACCGAGCCTGTCAAGTTTAATTAACATTTACGCTCACTCTCTCGGCGTGTCGTAACTAATGTGATGTGAGTCACACAATAACTCTAAGGCATAATAAGCCTGTTGAGGCACAACACCGTTTCCCAATAATTTGAACTGTTGAGCTCGGCTTAATGGTAAATCAGTCACCCACCCTTCCGGCAAACCCATCATGTATTCAACGTACTTGGTATTTAGTTTTCCATCGACCAACGGATCTGGTACTGAGCGCAATCGCATGTCAAATTGTGTTTCAAATCGCCGCCCCAATCTCGGTGTTTGCCGGTCTGACGGTAACTGTTTTGTGTCGGTGTCGCTAACAGTCGTAACGCTACCCCAAGACTCTTGCCTATTTGACCCGTTGATGATCGCGCTTCCCTCGCTTGGAATCGTGTCAAGTCCTCGTCGTGGTTGCTCGCATGTCGCGCTGTTGGGGTGGGCAATAATGAACAATCGCGCTCTTTGGTGCGGTGCTCCAACGTCACTAGCTCGTACAATTGTCCATTTTGCGTCATACCCGATTTCGGTAAGCCCTTCGAGAACTTCTTTGAATCCGAGGCTGAGATGTCCACGCACGTTTTCCAACACAACAAGTTTTGGTCGTAATGTGCCAATAATTTCTTTGATATGCGGCCAGAGATGCCTTTCATCTTTTGTGCCCTTTCTTTGTCCGGCATGGCTAAATGGCTGGCATGGATAACCAGCGGTCAAAATGTCAATTGGTTCTACCTGTGACCAATCAACTTGCTTCAAATCACCTAAATTTTTTACCTTCCAGTTTTTCTCAATGGCTGTAATTGAGGCTTTGTCAATATCTGACATCCAAACCGTTTGACCATTGAAATATGCCTCAACTGCTAAATCTAATCCCCCATAGCCTGAGCAGAGCGAGCCAATTCGCATGTTTCACACCTTTCCCGGTTGCCATATATCCATAATCCACAACCTGTGCATCGATGGATTAGTTTCGGTTCAGTAGCCACTAGCTTTAAGTAAGTAAACGAGATCGGCTAAGGTGAGAACAGCAACAAATTGCTCAACGGATTTCTCACCTTGACCATTTAAGCGCATAACACCAACCCCAAGTCCGGTGTCTTTCTTGCGCTCTTGTAATTGTTTTATAGTTTCACTAGGATTAAATCCCTTGCGAGCTTTTATTTCAATGTCAAGCCCTTTAATACCTGTGATGTCTGAGCCATCTCGACCAGCTCCAACAGGCAGCGCGTGTTCCCAACCATTTGCTTGCAGGTATTCTGCTACAATTCGCTGAGTCGCATATCCTCGATGCTTACGAGATTGTGACATTTAGTTAGACCTAACATGACATGTGCGACATTCGCACGGCTTGACTGTTCCAGCAGTTATAGGCTCGTTACAATTGTCGCACACGTCTAATCGTCTGTCCAATATCAACATCATTCATCACCCCCATATTTATCTTCGCAAAGCTCACAATATTCTGTGACCAATAAGCGTATCCACTTGCAGCCAGCGCATGATCCGGTTCTCATCCTGTTACCAATTCCTCATCTTCGGGTCGAAATTGCCATTTACCAGCAGGATCTAAAATCATCCATATCATCTTGCATTGTTCGGCTTTATTCCTCATAGGAATAGGACAACCCCAACCACGATAAGCGCCATTTTTACCGTGACCTTCACGAAGGATTCGATTGCCGTGCTTACAGCTAGGCACAATTTCGGCAGATAATACCGATTGAACCAAATCAGCAGCGTTCGCCATAGTGGGTTCATCACTAGGCGGCTCAATCGTGGTATCCCAAATAATTTCTGCCTCTGGATTAGTTGCATTTAGAAACTCCTTTTGCTCTTGGGTGCGTACCCGTATCGGCGACTGACCATTTGTTTTAGCGTCCTCAACCTTAGCCATTTCAAGGCTTGAAGCTCGCTTTCCTCTAGCAGATAATCCGAGATTAGCCAAGCATCTGCCAATTGCAGACGTTTCGCAATTCTCAAACCAAAAATCGCGATCCACACCGCGATCTTTGCGAGCGCCGCGCGCATAACCAATAGCGGAAGCCATAGCATCTGCATGGGTACGATACGCCGTAGCCTTAAAGACCACGATTCCTTGATCATCGTTATTCTGAATAAGCTCTGTGTGTATAGATCCATCCGGGTATTCTTCATAAAATTTATGTATCCTCGTATCTACATCTTCATAATCTTTTAAGTTAAACATCTAACTGCATGTGTCCTTTCGCATAGTCCAATTGTTCTTTGAAAGTCCAAGTCGTACCATCGTGCCACGTTTGAGCTTCCATAGCACAAGGATGGCAATAATGTCTGACAACCATTTTGTTTTTTCTTTTGCTCGTGATTTGCCAGACCGCTTGTGTTTGTCCACGCCAGTTATCAGTTCCCCACCGGAGCTTGCAATAATCACACCATGTGCCTTTTGGCGACCTAGAAAGCATCCAGATCGTGCCAATCTTTGACGGCGAGCTCTCCAGCGATGGCTGCATAGGCGACCAAATCCACGAAATTATCGTCATGGCGTGGAGATTCCATAACTCTTGCGAGTTTGAGTAGTGCCATACAGATTGCAACATCCATCGGGTCGATTTCCCTTTCGAGATAATCGCCCCAGAGTTTTGACGTTCTAAGTAGAGTGAGGTCGTAATGACCATGCGTTGCGGATCTTTCATCGATCGTGTCACTAGCATTAGTCAATATGTCTTTCGAGCGCAACCGCTTTGCCCCTGTTGTATCCATCCCTGTAGCCCTTCTGATAGTGATTACTTGTTAAACGTAGAAACCAGCCTAGTGCCAATAACCCACCTGTGATTCCCCACAAGAAAGCTTCTAGCATCGTTTCCTTCCCATGTCCGTATTTCGGACATGCAAAAAGAATACGCCTAAATTTGATTTGTCAATAACCGGAATTCCGGCGTGTTTTATAACGGTAAGGTAACGAAAAGGTCTATATGGTCGTCAATTGTGCGGTGCAGGTCAGGCTTAGTTTCATCCATAGCGCTTGCCTTCGACCACAAAGCTGCCTTGCTTGTCTATCGGTACTGCCACAGGCGTAGTGCCTTTACGATCCACATAGAGCAGACCGAAGCCCTTTTGCCAGTTAAACGTGCCACGCGTGTAATAGGCTTGCTTCTCATCCATTAAATGACCTACTTCAAGCCCTTGAAGGACACGCCCTAAAACGCCCCCAGATGCCTCTGAGAAGGCCGATACCCCTAGTCTGTGGGTATGACCACACACCACGCTCTTTCCATGCCTTCTAGCGGCTCCTAGAGCCGTTAAACCGGCATTGTGGTTGATGGCTTGCTCATCGCCATGCACCATAATCCAGTCATGGCTAATCTCATAGGGCTTACGGTGAAACTTGATGCCTAGAGTCTTGAATCCCATGAAGTTTTCATACTCTAGTTCGGGCAGTCCAATTAGACCGGGTAGCCTCGAGCTTAGGGATTTGTAGAGTCGGTCTGTGTGGTTTGACCTGACGATGTGCCTGATCCCAAGCTCGAATAGAAGTGACTGAGCTCGGTCACGGTCTGCACCAATTGTGCCACTCCACTCATCTCTACCGGAGCTCCAGCGGCTAATCGTTTGGAAATCGATCTCATCGCCAACACATAAAACGTCATCGGGTCGCCACCTGCGAATAAATCCTGCGACATTTCGGACTGCTCGCTCATCGTGAAATGGTACTTGCAGGTCTGAAATAACGACTATGCGCTTCATTCATCCTCATCGTCATCATCATAATAAGGAATATCAGCTGGCTCAGGTGCAATCCATTCAGGTAGGCGCATCTTTTCTTCGATGTACCAGCGCGCTTTATCTTCACCATATCCGGCTCGCACTAACGCTTCGTAGCATTCGACAATCGATGCAGCCCAAAGGTCTATCGGGCGTAGCGGTTCGGCTTTGTTACGCGCAGCTGCGCGTTCCTTAGCTTTACGCTTAGCGGCGAGCTCGGCTTTTGTTGGTTTTCTTGCGCTCATTAGTAAGCAATTCTAGAACCATTGTTTCAAGTTTCTCGATGCGCGACACGATGTTTGACCCTTCTAAAATCGCAGGTACTTCGTGTCTAATAATGTAACGAAGCCCACCGACAATTAGGGCAACACAAGAAAGTATGGCTGCAACAAACGCAGCCCATTCTGCCGGACTCAACGCCGAATGCCGCCTATGGCATCTTTAGGATTTAGCCAACGAAGAATTACAGGTGCAACGGCAGCAACACCGCTGGCTAGGATCGCTTTCTGATCCCAACCTATTGCTATGTAGGTCGCTAGGCAAGCTGCTAGAAAGGATCTTGCCCAACTTGCGGCGAGTCTTTTTGCTTGTTCCATTTATCGGTTCTCCAGTCAGTAGGGGGATTCTAAACATGCTGCCATCAGCATCTCCATGACTTGAAAAGCTAACATGGATATGTGACGTGTGCGGATTCAGTCCGGTATATTTTCTCCATTTGTAGTTTCTTCGCCAGCTGGCAATTTTTTTATTGAAGATAATGTAAGAAATTCGCTTATCAGTTCTGGCAAGTAATCGTAGCTGATCCGCAAGATCGAACGCTTCGGGCAGTTTAGATCCAAGATTAGCGTCAATGTCGATGGCGCGTACGATGCCCTCAGCAGTAGGATTGTGATCGGACTTACGAGCTGCATGGCGCGCATCACCGATCCACCCATCACGAGATCTACTTCTATCGGGGAACGCATCATCTATGGCTTCTCTCAAAGTGATGCCAGCCTTGCAAAGTTTCGTCATTGTTTTCAGCAATTATTTTAGAAACCAAGAGCCTTCAAATCATCCGCAGTAAGTCCAAGTGCTTCTAGTTTTGCTTCGGCTGCTGCCTTCTTGGCAGCTGCTTCTGCTAACGCTAACTGTTCGGCATCAGCGATTGCTTGATTCTTTTCAACTTCGGCAATTTCTTCCGGTGTAAAATCGCGCCAAGTAGTTTGTCCGGTTTCAACATCATAAATCTTTTCTTTATACATTTGCGCTCCTATCAAGCCGTTGTATAAACATAAACTGTTCCAGCATCAAAATTACCCGTTCCGCTAACTACACTAATTGATGAAATGGTCGAAGAAGTATCTACATAGCCTTGTAAATTGTATCCTCTATGGGTGATTCCTGCTGCGCTTCCTGTGCCATTTAAGATAAATTGTTTAACACCAGAAGAATTACAACCACTAAAAGTAATTCCGCCTTCTACTGTGGCAGCAGCGCTATCGCTCATGCGACCCATTAAAATTTCTGTCGAGCCAATTCCTATTGCATCCAGCATTCCTGAGTTGTATGTTCCAAGAAAAACAAACTCTTGCCCATAAAAATAATAAATAGAACTGCTGCTTCCATTTACTCGTATGGATATATAAGAGGAAGCACTTGCTGAAGTTGCTCCATCAAGTAAAACCATTATTTTATTTTTACCGCTTATTCCTGAAACTGTTATTGTTGCTGCCCCTGTTAGGGCTGTGCCACCAGAATTTAGCAAAGACCAATTATCGCCACCAGCAGCAGCAGCAGCCCATTTTAATCCGGTGCTTGTTGAGCTGTCGGCTGTGAGCACCGTGTTATCCGCGCCCACGGCGAGCCTAGCCGGGGTATTGTCGGCAGTTGCCGAAATCAAATCGCCTTTTGCATCTACGATTGAATTTTGGATTGCGTTAGGATCATCGGAAGCCACCCAAGAGCTGCCATCGTAAACTTCAACCGCGTTAGTGTCTTTCAAATAACTGAGCATGCCCTCTGCAACTACTCCGGTTAGGGCTGTGGTTCTAGCAGCTGCATCGTCAAAGACCATGACGGTTTGCTGCATCAAATATGTATTAACATCCGATGCCGTTAAAACGTCACCTGTGTTAAAGGTCTTAAAACCTGCACCTGCCATTTAGATCTCCTTAATAACTCAGGGCGTTCGTGCCTATTATACCTAAAGTGTTGCTATCCAGTAGGAAGCCATTAACTAGGCTTTCCCCTGTAAAAATCGTAGTGACCATCTTGCGGTTGCTAAAGTCATGGCGTATGCCCAAAGCAAGCAAGGTTTGGTTTACCGTAGTGCTACCGGGCATAACCTTTGTAATATCTACTGCATCCAAGAGCTCTATGTTTAGACCGGCTACGCAGCGGTTTATATCATCGCCATCTTCTAGGTTTAGCTGGATTGAGTCAATGCGTGTTTCTATGTCAGATCTGGTAGATAAAATCATGTTAGCCATATCCAGCGCCACGGCATCGGTCTGCATCAAAACATCCTCACGGATGCCCGAATGGACAAAGTAGGTATCGATGCTGTTTTGGTCAATAACGTTTTGTGGAGTACCGCCTAAGCGTGTCACAGTCACATCATTGAGCAGCTGGTCTGCATCGAGATTGACTGTTGCTTGTTGGTAGGCGATGCCAGATCCATCATCGGCAAAGCTATAAGCTACTGAGCCAAGAGATTGAGTAATAACGTTGCGAGATAAGAATGTTGCCCTACCTTCACCATCAATAAAGAATCCGCCAAGCTCGCTATCTTCAACAGTACGCAAGGCATCCAAAGCGTTGCGCGATGTGCCGGGATCGGCTTGTAAGGTTGTATCACCGGCATCTATATCTCTTAGACCTGCCGGATAGCTGACTTCATCTAAAATATCGCTCACGCGTGTGCCTGATAAATCTCCAGCGCTTGCACCTGTGACTGTGGTAATCAGAGCGCCATTTAGCAATCTAAAAGCATCCACGCATTGAAATGTGATCCGGCTCACTTCATCCGTGCCTAAGGCAAAGTTAGTGATGTAATTGGTAATAAAGCCGGTAAATAGGAAATAACGCACACCATTGTAATCAGCGAAGATTTGAATCTTGCGCAGCGGAATTAGTTTGCCATAATAAGGTGAGGATGGATTGCTAGGATTCCAATCGCCGTTCTGGTCGTAAATATCTACCGTGGCTGTGCCAGCTTCAAACTTAGCCAAGATGCGGTTGCGACCACGCCTAATTGATGTGCTCTTGATTAGCGAGCTTATATCCACATAATCGGCTGGCTGATCTCCAAGTACGTTAGTACCAAGTACGCCTAGTTGCGGTGAATCGAGCGTAAATGGATTTATGAGAATACTGATACCGGGCGTGAAATCTACAATCGCCCCTACGACTGGTGCTGCTGGCACTAAATTGCCCTTGCGCTGTAAATGGTGCGGCGACCCGAGCGCTGTTGATTGTATTGCAAATCGGTTATGGTATCGGCTAGATCTTGTGTGGTAACTGCGTTGCCTTCAACATACATGTTGATGATTGTCTGCGCTGGCACACCAGCTGCAAACATGGCTTCTAATCCTTGCTGCTCTAAGTTTCTTGCCACGTCTAATTCGGCTAGTGCTGCGGCTTCCTCAGCTGCTACCACGCTCTCTTGCAAAACCTTTGCAGCATCCGCAGCGGCGGTAGCACCTTCTAAAAATGCTTGTGCTACGGCTTTCTCTTGTGGCGTTTGTGCTGCTGCTAATTCGGCTGAGGCTTCGGCTATTGCCGATGCAGCCTGTGATGCTGCTATATCAGCGGAAACTGCGGTGGCTCTTGCCGCTTCTTTGTATGCTGTGGCTTTATCCTGTTGTGCCGCAAATACGTTAGCAGCTGCCGCCATAGATCTAGCCTGTGCATCTTCGAGCAGTTTATTGACTTCCGATTGTATGCCTTTGAGTTTGGCTACTAAACCATTTACAAGCTCATCGGCTTTGTCAAAGTAAGTTTCCCATTTAGCAAATGGATCACCGGCTTCAAGCCCCACAAGCGTTTCGGCTAGGGTTTCAGTCTGGCTTTGTAATACGTCTAAACGCTCTAATAACTTCTCAGCCTTATCCACATCCTGCTCTTGGATGGCTTGCTTTAATTCTTCAATCGTCTGCAATTCGAGTAATCGGCGGCGTTCTTCTTCGCTAATATTGCCTTGCAAAGCTGCTGCGATTTGAATCCGGCGCTCGTCAAACTTAGATGCTGCCTTGTCAATCTTTTGGCTGATTTGCTTTAGCCGGTTAATCTTTTCCTGTTGCTTGATTGACTTTAAGCGTAGCGCTTCAAGTTCCTTTTGGCGCTTGATTGCAGCTTCTTCTATCGCACGGTTTTTGGCATCAATACCTGGTTGCCCAATTCCTGCGGTTGGAAAGAATAGTGGGCGTGTCTTTTGTCCTGCTTTTTGCAAAGCAAACAAAGCAATTGCCAAAGGATTACCAGTCATAGCAACGCTTTGCAATTTACTTAATAAGCCACTTTCGCCGCCAATTTGTGATGTTACTAATCCAACATAATAACCAATGCCGCGCATCACGTCTGCGGTGATAATGCCAAATTCTTCCATCGCACCAGTAGCGCCAGCGATGCCATTCTCCCCGGATAACATGCCAAACGCATCGACTAAACCTTCACCTACGGTTGTTTGCATACGCTCGTATGCTGCGCTAACAAATGCAACCTTGCCAGCATAAGTGTCAAGCTGTGCGGCTTTTTGACCTGCAAATTGCTTGTTTAATAATTCTTGGACATCGTTAAAGCGTGTGGTGCGTAGTTCGGCTTTAGTCAATCCGATGTTGTATTTAGCAAGGCTAGTGTTATTGCCTAGATACGCGCGTGATAAATCATTTACAACGGTCTGCAAGTCATAACCGCTGCCAGCGGATACGTCTAAAGCTGTGGCTAATATGTCCTGTGATTTGTTAATTGATCTAGTAGTTTGTGCCAATGTTTGAAATGCTGGTCGCAATTCACCTTTAGTGACGGCTGTGGCACGCTCTAATGATTCTAAATAATCTTCAATGGCAGGTGTAGCGAATCCTAGATTGACACCCTTTAGCGCTTGCTCAAATCGGTTGGCGGCTACTTCTTCTTCCTTAAACGCACGCACCGATTCTTTAGCAAATTTAGTAATGACGGCAACAGAAAAGACCGTTGCAACGGTTCTGCCTAGCTTCTTAAAATTATCTTCTAGCTGATTTGTGGCTTTCTTGGCTTTGTCAAAACCTTCTTTTTTTAACTCAGCCGCAATAATGATTTTGATTTGTTCATCAGTCAAAGCCATTATGCCACCATCTTTCTTGAATTCTGAATCTGTTTAACCAGATTATTGCGAGCTGTATTTATGGACTGCAAGATTGCGTTTAGGGCTTTACCTTGATTACGAGCATAAGCGGCATAAAGCAAACGACCTGTGCTTTTACGACCACGCCCTGAGTAATCTGTTAGCGCGCCGATACCATTCATGGCTCGATTGAATCTTTCACCGGCTTGTGGATTGTTTGATTGGCTACGCGAATCACCGCCGGGATTTAATCGACCTGCGGTTTCAATAATCCCACCCATGCGTGACTTATTAACTAAAGTAAACAAAGAAACGAATCCGCTGCGTTTGACTTTGCTAGGTGCTACCGAATATGTCAAACCTTTTCGGATTAAGCGCTGATCATAGAATGGAAAAGCCGTTGCCCTACCTGTGCGCGATTTGCGTTCATAGCCGGGGTTGTTTAGATTGTAAAGACCGCCGGGTGCGTTGCTAGGTACTTTGTTTCTAGCATCTGCAATTATTGGCTTTAATGCTGCGCGCACTTCTTTATCAAGTTGCTTTTTAATATCAGGCGCGAGTTTGCCTAAGGCTTTCCTAAGCCCTACCACGCCTTCTATGACCACCGGCATGTTTCCGCGCTTCCCCTTGCTTTTTAATTACTTCATAAATCGCTTTTAGTAAATCACGATCCATGTTGATAAATTCGCTAGGCGCGATTCCTAGATTTACCGATAACTCAGCTATGCGGTAAGTCCAAGAATCACGCGTCAGCCATTTGGGGAATCATCTCCCAAAACCTCTACTGATTTCAAGGTTTGTAGGAAAGCATCCCCAAACGGTTTAACATCTGTGCCTGATCTTCTTAGGCACTCCCAAGCAAGCCAGTAGATGTCTGATTGCTTTTGATCTTCGCGGAAGGCTCGGTAAAAGCCTTTCTTTGCGTATTGCTCAAAAGCATATTCAATGGCTGGCGTAATTTCGTGTGAAGATTCGCTGCCATCTGCCCTGACTACTTTTAGACTTGCCATTTTGCCCTCTTTCGTTTATTAGAACGAGCCGGTATCGGCTACTGTGACTACGGAGTTTACCGTAAAGGTTACGTCCATTGTCGCCATGTCGCCCACGCCACCATTAATAGGTGTTAGGTTGTTCACCAACAAATCGCCGCTGTATAACTCATTCTGAGCCGATACTGCTGCGCCTGAATCGTTGATTGCTTTCCAAGCTACGGTTGTTCCGAAAGCTGCTTGAAGGGTTGCCAAAACTTCGCCAGTTGCCTGATCGTTAAGAAATGACACGGTAAGGGTTGCGGTTTCCAATCCCTTGACATATTTTCTGGATGTGTCACCCATCGCACTTACTTCGAGCTCGTCAAAGGTTTGGTTTAGGGTGATTGCAGTAACGTGATCAGAGAGATCCACGTTATTGATTTTCAACCCAACTTTGTTATTGAGAAAAACAGCCATGTGGATTACTCCTCATCTTTCTTAGCGGTTGGTTTTGCTTCTTTCTTTTCCGCGGCTTTTGCCTGACCGATTTTGATCAGAAAACGCTCGCGCTCTTTGTCATTATCAGCCATGTTTAGCTCCAATCGGATAGAACGCTGATTGATACTTCACCAGTCAGCAGATCCCCTGCTGTACCAGTCAAGACTGCCGGTGCGCTGAAAGTTCCGATTGAGTATGCAATCGATGATGCTTCCAGCTTGTTTACTAAGTTCAAATAAAAATCTTCAATGTTGATGAGGTTGCCTTGATTGTCAAACATAGGTGCTACGACAATCAGCTTAAAATTGACTTTAGGCTTAACCGTTTTGTAGTGATCATTTGACGGTTCGATGTACGGATCACCCGGCTCGATTACCACGCTGTTAGCAAGCAACGTGGCAGGTGGGAAGGAAAACACCTGCCAGGTTGCATTATCAGCTAGTGCAGTCGCGATTGTTCCCCGTAGGGTTGTTATGGCACTCACCCTACTTGACCGCCCGGTGCTAGATGATCCGCAAGCAAACCGCGCACGCGTGCCATTAGCGTGTTGCCCATTCTGTAAGGGCTAGGTGTAAAGTCAGGTGAAATGCCACCAGCGTTTGATGCTTGGCGCGCTTGCCATATATCTACGGCAATCATAAGTGTTGCTTGATTAACTTCCGGTAGTGTTTGGTAATCAACGGCTTGTGTGCCATAAACGCGACCCCACGGTGCGATGATGTGATACTCGCGTGTTGTTATTTGTGCGTTTACAAATTCAAGCCAAATTCCATTTGCAGCTGTGATTGTATGAGTGCCATTATAATGCTGGCGCACGTTCTCTACTGTTATTGTGTCGCCAACAACAAACTGTTCTGCATTTTCGTAAATGTAAATGCGCCCGGTTGTTCCGGTTGCTTCGATAGCATAAACGCTTTGACTGTTAAACCATAACTTTGATTTAACAATATTTTCTGCGGCTTGGCAGACTTCTTCGACAACAGCCGAGCTATACAAAGCACCTATTCCGAGTGCTGTGCGCAATTCGGCTTCGGTGACGTATGTAGCTGCCATGCTGTTTCCTTTCTAGGTTAGACCCGGTGCTTAGGGCAAAAGCACCGGGCTAACGTTTACGATCTATAAGTTAGATCAGGACTTGTTGAACCAATTGACCCCTGCCGCCACCTTTGTAGCGAGTGCTCCATATCCGTAATAGAGCAGATCAATTGTTCCATCGGAATTTACATTGGTGCGAAGCTGGAATCGTGGTGACTCGTACCATGTGTAAGCATCTGGATTGATTACAGCCATTGAGTAATCAGCGGTTGCATCTGAGCCAGAGCCAGTAAAGTTGCGTGAAACATAGAGATCAAGACCTGCTACGTTGCCACGGAAAGAAAGCGGTGAAACAGCGCCACCAGCATTTTGTGGCTGTGCTGCATTGTAAATTGGGCGACCTTGATCATTGTAACCCATGATGTTGCCCCATTGATCAGGTGTGACCAAAAGGTTGCGAGCGAAACCAAGTGAAGCATTGTATACGGCTGCTGCTGCGCTTGAAATGTATGCAAGCAATCCGGTTGCGGAGTTTGCTTGACCTGTTGCATTTAGAGTACCTGCACCCTGAATAGCTGTTGCAACATAGCTATCGGTTTCCTTTGCATACGCAAATTCCATTTGACGTACAAGCTCATCAAAGAAAGCAGGGCTTGATCGGTCAATGAGTTCTACCGTAGTAATTGCGCGACCCTTGAAAGGCTTAACATTTACGGTGATGTAAGATGCAGTTAGTTGTGACTCTGAAATTGCTTGATTCTCATCAATCTGATCTACTGTTGGAACAGCAGTAATCTTTGGAATTTCAAAAGACATACCAGCATCAGGAAGTGTGCCACGGCTGATTGAATCAATTACACCGCGATCAGCATTTGACAACGGGTTCACAACCTCGACCAATTGTCGGGTGGGTATCATGCCCGGTGCTGTTGATGTTTCGTTATCTGCTGCCTTTACATAAAGTGCAGCTTCTTCGTCACCAAGAAACTTAGCGCGTAGAGTGTTTTCAAGGTACTTAGCCTTTGTAAACTCTAGGCGTGGCTTGGTGTAAATCGGTGCG